GAAGTGCTACGGATGCATCATCTAATTCTTTTAGAGAAACGTTTATAACTTTCTTCTTGTCGTGTTTTAATTCTTCTGTAATTGCTTGGCGACATGTAGGACAGGTATCATTCTTATCAAAAAACTTATACTCTTTATCAAAAGCTTTCTTTTTAGTTTTAAATCTGTCTTGAAATACAAGGAGTTCTGTTTGCTCTTTGTCTACATCACCATATGATTCTAAACTTTTTTCTTTAGACGAGAGTTCTCCCAATCCCTTTGTAACTGCATCCATTGTGCTAGAGATTTCTCTTTCAAGATCTTTGATCTCTCCTTTTCGTCTGGAGGTATTTGCATTTGATTGCTCCTGTAGATTAGCAATAAGGTTTTGTTGCATCTCAACCTTGTTCTTGGCAAGGTCAACTTTATACTCACACTCTCTAAGAGTTTCTCTTACTACCTTTACCTTATCTCTAAGTAAAGAATTCATTGTAGAGAAGATACGAATATCTAGGAGATCTTCAATAACTTCTCTACGGTTGGGGGGTGTAAGTTGCATGAATGGGACAAAGCAAGATGATCCTAAGATCACCACCTGAGTAAATGATTTATAATTCAACCTCAGTATACTTTGTTCCAGATGCTTTTGCTGCTCGTTGATCGCTGCTTCTTGTGAAAGCATTTGACCATCAAGATAGATTTCAAACAACGTAGGTTTAAATCCACGTCGTATCATATAGTCACGAGAACCAATACTAAATTCAATCTCTACGAGCAGATCCTTTTCATTAACAGCGTTAACCAGTTGTGACTTGGTTATCTTACGAAAAGGTCTGTTGAATAAACCGAAACAAATAGCATCCAAGAATGTGGATTTACCTGCACCGTTCGATCCAACTATCAGGGTAGCAGGACTTGCATCTAACTGTATTTCACTATAAACATTACCAGTCGAAAGAAAATTCTTCCAACGTACAGTTTTAAATAGAATCATTCGACAAAAATTATTCCCTAGGGGGTACTACTATATCATCAGGAGTGACAACATAATATTCATTACCGCTAGTGACACAAGCTTGAATAATCTCACGATCATCCACCTCTACCACCGACATTTCTGGAAAGTCATCAGCCTCCAGAAGTCCAGCATAGCGTAAAGCATCGTCTTTGTCAAGGAACATGTAAACTAACTTCTCTGTTTTGTCACCTTTAACTGCGTATGCACCTTCTTTTTCCTTACCACTAATTGTGAGAATGTACATTAAACTAACTCCAGTGCTTCCACGTATAGGTTTTTGAGGATAGATTTAAGTGCAGTTTTATCTTTATATTCTATTTCATCAACATACTTTTCAAGGATAGTAAGAGTATCTTCTTTCTCAATATCAATCTCTTCACTCAAATCTTGTTCAAATGATGGATCCTCGATGACTTTAATCTCATGTACACCAGCAGCATAGAGTTGTGATATAAAGAATTCAAATTTATCTGTATTCTTTTTCTTCTCTACAATGATCTTTATAAAATTATTTGTGTAATCTGTATACTTAAACTTGCTACTATTTACACGATCCTCATGGTAATATATTTTTTGGTAGATATCATAAGGGTTTGGTATAAACTCCAACTGCTTAGTCTCAGTGTCAAAGATATGGAAACCACGTTTGCAATTATAATCATTCCAATATATTTGGTATGGATTACCCAAGTATGTTATATTCTCTCTAGTACTTCTTTGATGATAGTGACCTGAGAATACCTTTTCAAATTTCTTATAAGGAGAGGTGGCATGACCATGATCCATGATATAACCTCTGTGTGCTTCAAACCCATTTAATTCTAGGTGTCCCATTGCCACTGGACACTTACTCTTTTTAATAAGATCATAACTAGCATCATGATTCTGTGAGTTTATCCATGGTATGAATAGGATAGGTAGTCCACCTATCTCTACTTCAGTTGCTTCAGCATAGATTGTTACGTTATCATACTCTCCCACTACACTTACCAGTGTGTTAACTAGATTGGTATCTTTAAAATATGCAGTATGATTTCCAACTAAAGCATGAACCTTAACTCCCATGTCCTTTAGTCTGTCAAAATAATTATGTGTTGCCCACTGTGCTGCCCATATATCTAAGTTCCTACGGTTATCAAATGTATCTCCTAAGTCTAGAACTGTGTCGATGCCACGTTTTTCTAGGGTAGGAAAGAATACATTTCTATAAAACCTTTTAAAGTAATCATGGAATATCCTACTGGACTTCCTTGCACCAAAGTGCTGATCTGTTATTATTGCTATCTTCACTTCAGTTGTTGCTCCAGTACATAGTAGTACTCTTCAGTTGCATCAATGGGAATTGTATACATTCCTCTGTGTTCACGTTCAATATCAAGTATAGTTCCAAACTGTCCTTTCACAGTATACCCTAAATTTTGAAATAGGTCAACCGCCCTTACTACTATATCTCTATGATTCTTCATAAGAAGTTCTTCCTCTAGTATTTTGATATACTTTAAACAACTTAGTATACCTGGTAAACTGTAGCTATAAGTAAACCCATGCTCCCAGTTAAACTTCTTAGGTAATGCTTCATGTATCTTATCATTATACAGTGTAATACTTAATGGAAAGTATCCACCTGTGATTGCTTTACCCATGGTAAAGATGTCAGGTGTCACTGGTAGTTTCTTCCAACCAACAAAGTTACCTGTCTTTCCCCCTCCTGTAAAGATATCATCTACTATTATGACTACTCCCTTATCTTGTATCTGTTTTATATTCTTCCAGAACCTTTCACTGTGAGGTTTGATACCATTGACATAAGGACAACTCTCTACTACTACACACATAACATTATCCCAGTTATAATGATCCACATAGAAATCTATTGGTAGTCTCAATATATTAGGATATGGTTTCATTGTATAGAATGGATCATCAAACAGACCATCACCCATACTCTGAGTTAGTGCAGTAGATCCATGGTAACTACCCTTAAAGGTAACTATACTATCTGCCTTAGAGAAACCTACCTTTGATTGATATGCACTAGCAAGTTTAACTGCACCCTCAACTGCATCACTACCACTCAATGCAAATATACTTCTATATCCTGTGATACCCTTGAGCATCTTTCCCAATGTCCACGTGGGGTTGTTCAACCTCAGAGGTTCAGCATCAAAAAAATTCTCTGCTATCTCAGGTTTGATACACATGTTATCACTAACATACTCAATAATTTCTTTGCGTCCATACCCTAGTGTATAGCAACCAAAGTTTAACATGGGATCTATACGCTTCTCACCATCCTCTCTGAACGTACCATAGTTCCAAGAAGGAGTTTGCTTGCCCACGTTTTTTTGTTTGCCTGGTATTAATCCTGGATATCTCATCTTAACCTTACTAGAGGAGGTATCTTACCAGATATATCCATACCAAAAAAGTTCAAAGTCAGACGTTCCTTAGTGCCAAAAGTCTGTACTCCATGATGAGTTTTATTATTAAACAGAACAAGTCTGTTATAAACATTTTCTATTCTCACTGATTCTTTATACTGTGCGTGTGCTGCATCATATGCTTTATAATATTCTTCTAGATCCACTTCCTCTCCTTTATACTTACGTTCTTTTAACTTAAGTTCACTGCCATATTGCATAGCAAATCCAGTAGTTGTCTTATAAATTGACGTTCCTGTATCTGGTTCTGGGTCTTTTGTTAAGTATACTATCCCACCAAAGTAAGTGTCAAGGTCTTGATGTACCCAACCTTGGTTAAGTTTATCGTATTGATCCTCATGGAATGGTAATATCTTTTGGAAATGAGTTTGCATATTCCAATACTCAGGAGTTTTATCATGGAATAGAAGATGTATCTTCTCACCAAAATAATTAAAGAACCTATTTTCAACTACATGGAGTTGTTTAGTTCTCATACCTGGCCAATTGCCAGTATCAGGAGGATAATATTTTAACTCATCAGCCATTCTTACAATGGCATCGGGATCCTCAAAGAAATCATCGACGATTGTGATCGGATATGTCACTTGATTCTTATTTCTACGTTCTCCTTAATTGTATTATAGTCTGATGAACCTGTCTTGTCATCTGTATGGAAGACTTGTTCGTATCCTGACTTTTGTAATATCTTATTCTTTATCTCTAACTGTCTCTTTTCTTTTTGTATGCGTCTTAGAAAGGCATAGTATATAATCTGAGTGAAATATGCAAAGGGGTTCTTCGATTTCTCTGGGTTAAAGTTTTCTATGTATTGAACACAGTTCTCAATGCCATCACATATCATGTCCTCACGGAACATGTAGTTGACAAAGTTTGGTTTGTATGATAAGTGTGTAGCAATCTTCAAAAAGCATTCTCCGATATAATTGCTGATTTGAGGACGCTGTTCATTTGCTTCCTTTGCAGCAGCACACTTCGCCTTGAAGACGATGAGTGCTTCCAAGAACTCCTTATTGTTTACATAATGCTCACTCTGTACCTTTCTTCTTACTGCCATGTTAGTATGGTTGTTAGTATTATTATAACGAAATTCTCATCAAAAGTCAATGGGGGCTTGACAAGACGTAAGAAAAGCATTACACTATGAGTGTGCGAGTTCAAGACAAGGAGTAGCTACTTCTCAAATATCTTATCTAGCTTTATACGAGCTTCCTCTACAGTAGAGATTCTACCAGTAGCATCAGTGATCACATCACCGTTAAGTCTCCTTAGAGACATAGCGTAAAATATTTGTACTTCTGTATCTACTTCTACGAGTGTTATAACTTTATCTTTAGGTATGAGGAACTCTTCCTCTCTTGAAAATTTCATCCAAGGTGATACCTTAGCACCTGCTTTGTTACCCTGTAGAACGACTTCTTCGACTTCTATGGGGTTTTGTACTATTACATAGTCACCGCCTTCATCCTGTACATGCTCTATGATAGCTAGTAGTTCTTCTCCAGAGACCAGTTTGATCGCCGCGAGAAATTCTACTTTCTTTTCCTTTTCCATGTTACTCTCTGATTCTGACATCAATGAATTCGTAATTAAAGTTTTCTTCATTATATAATTTTACACGTTCTATAAGATGGTTCAATGTGTAGTTCTTTCCTATGTCGTCAGCAATATCATATAGGATTGCTTTGGTTTTGTGGTCCCCTTTCCTTAAGACCCTACCGATCGACTGGAGGTTTCGGATCTTCGATTTTGATGGCGAAGCAAAGACAACGTTATGTAAGTTCCGAATATTAATCCCAGTGCTAAAAGTCCCATAAGATGCCACTATAATACTATCATGTGTAGTCTCCGCAATCTGTCTTGCCTTCTCTCTGTCCTCAGTATCTACTCCACCATGGACTAAAAAGACCAACCGATCTTCTCCTACCTTATTATTTATCAGTTCAAAAAGGGGCATACCATGCCGTTCAACGTAGTTGAACAGGACGAGAGTGTTACCAGACAGGTCACAAACTAGGTTACGTATGAACTTATTGCGTCCATCGTGCTCTACAAGGTAGTCCATCTCCTCTTGATAGGTATCAAATTTCCTTTTGTCATGCTTAAGGAGTAGTACTTTGATCTCAAATTCAGAGAGGTGACCCTCTTTAATTAGTTTTTCTGTCTTAGTTACCTTATCTACAGTGCCAAATACCCCTTCGAGAACAAGGCGGTTTGTCTGTGTACCGTCTAAAGTACCTGTAAACCCTACGCGATATTTGCAATCGTAGAGTTTATTCATAATACTTGTTAGAGATTTTGCTTTGAATAGATGTGCTTCATCTCCTATTATAGCACCAAACCTTTCAAAGTATACCTTAGGTAGTTTATATACTGACTGCCATGTGGTAATGATCACATCTTTGTCAGACCTAGGATCCGTACCTGCATATACTTTGTGGCAATGTGCCTTTGCGTTCCACCCATAGTCTTCAAAGTCCTTGTACATCTGTTCTACGAGAGATGTAGTAGGAACTACTATAAGTGTTTGTAATTTTTTTGCTGTCCAGAATCTAGACAGTGCGTAGATCATTAAAGATTTACCAGAACCTGTGGGTGACAGTAATAGTTTACGCTTGTTGCGTAGTGCTTCGTAGATACCCTTGTACTGATAGTCTCTTACCTTGTGTGGTAAGTTTAATGATTTTACATAGTCTCCTATTCCTTCGGGAGTAATGAACTCATCCACTGTTGATGGAAGTCCATAAAATTCGTTGTCCCGATGGATAATTTCATACCCCTTCTCTTCGCAAAACGCAGTAATATAAGGGAGAAGGCCAACATAAATCTCGCCTGTAGCTGGGGAGAATAGTTTGATTTTCCCATCCCAATACCTCTTCTTGTACGCTGACATGAACTTTGCTTGAGGCACTTCAAAAGTAAACTCGTCTGCTAACTCATGCTGAACGTGAGGTTCACATTCTACAGTGAGATATACTTCGTTCTTCTTCTGAATGAATACATTAGATTTCATAACCTTTCAGGAACTTAGCGAATTCTATCGCATTCTTAATATAGAAGGATCGGTTATTAATAGCCTGCATAATGGCTTTCAATGCCTCAACCATCTGGTTATAGTACTTCAGTTTAAGAACGGACTTAGAGTATACTTCATCAGATTCCAGATATATTGGTACATCTGTCTTGATGAGTTTTAAAGGAAATGGTTTCTCCGCTTTGCCAGTATAGTACTCCCACCTATCTCTATAGGTGCGTTTGACTTCCAACTCTTGTTGACCCTGAAGGGTATTGAAAGTGTTGTATAGTCGTAAGTATTTAGCGTGTAATTTAGGAATTGCTAGTGAGTCATGGTCTAATTTTTCATCGTCTAGTTGTGAGTCTTTCTCCCACATGTCATTCAAAGTTTCTAGATTCATACTTTTTTATTATCTTTATCCGTGATCTCGTATATAGTATACTTGAAATTAACGTCGGCCGTGAAGTAATTGACATCAGTTGCTGATGCATCAAACTCCAAAGTGGTAAGACTTGTTGGAAATATATTGTAGAAGTTCACTGTAGATATAGTATTGTAATTACTGTTAAGGATAAGTAAACGAGCATCACTCATCATCTTATCAAACTCCTCAGGTCTACCTTTCTCGTCCACAGTAGCAAGGTACAATTGAAAATTTCTTTGATGCTTAGGGTTAGTAAGTCCCTTCAACCATTTAAAAATTTCATAATAATTATCCAAGTCTTCGTTGACCAAGAACCTCAGATTTAAATCACCAAAGGTCATCTTATCACCTGGTAGTGAATAGTCTTTTACTGGTGTTTGTATATCCCTTACACCTATTTCTACATTAGGAATTGATGCAGATTGACAGAAGTAATCTACATTAGGTGTCCTACTCAGAATAAACTTAAACCCTATAGGTGATAAGAAATTTTGATTAGAAGGAGAGAATACATTTGAATTAGTCATTAGTTCACGCAGGTCTCCGTATTATTTATCCAAGCCAAAAAACGTCGGGATCTCTGATCTTGTCATAGATGTCAAATCTGAAGTCCTTAAAATCTGGTTTCTTTGTTTCATTATGTGCAGCATCTATCCATGATAACTCTGCATTCTTACCTCTACTACTCTGTCCTTCTACATCATCAATGTTATACTCACCAACATAGTTCTCACCTACTGTACTAGGTTTGACACCGTTCTGCCAGTGCTGTACTGACATGAATATAGATCTACCATCACCCATGAATGCACCATGTATATCATCGTGGTATACCTTAAGTGTAAAAAAATCGGATCGCATCTTACAGATCTTTTCCTGTTCAGGATGACTATCTATCCAATACCCATCATGACTAAAACTTATTTTACCACGTATGTATACTTCATATGAATCTATGTCTGGATGTCTATGCTCAGGTATAATAGCGTGTGGTGGCCAGTTCAGGCATTCAACTTGATACTGTCCTTCCTTATACATAACCTTCCTGTGAAAGTTAGGTACACCAAAGAAATTTCTATTCCAACCTTCTGGTTTAATTATATCACGAGAATCGAATTTACTCAAATACTCATCTACAAAACCTGTGATGGCATCCATACATAAAAAAAGAGGTCTAATTATTTAGACCCCTTTCAATTAACTTTTTAGTGCATGGTGTTACTCCAACATGACTTTGCATATTCTTCGACACGAATTCGGTAAGTCTGTACACTCAATTAGGCAGTCAAAGTAATCGTCGATCTTGTCTATTTCTGAATTACTGTTGTTATCGACATTTACACTCCAACCAATTAATTGATTTTTACTTACTAGATTGTGCATTAATGTTCCTCGCTAAGTCTACTATTATGTATGCGAATCAACACTGTATTTACGGTTACAATTTAACAAAAAGAAATGCCTACGAGTTTATACCTAGACAAAAAAA